GGGCTCGAAATGATTTTGACAAAGCGGTTTCAAAGCTTGCACAGGAAGCTAAGCAAGTTAAAAAGGTTCAGGACGAAAAGCAAGCGAAGAAAGAAGCTTTTGAAAAAGAGTTAAGCGATGCAAAGGCTCAAACTGTTGGGAATTTGAAGCAAGTCTATTCGCTAAAAAATCAATATCAAAAACAATATGATAAAGCCATGCAAAGAGAAATATTAACTGACGGAGATAGAAGTTTTGTAGACCAACTTGTTAAAGGATATACAACCATTGATAAACTCCCTAATGGAGTGAATAGAAGTGGGATTATAAATATGTATAAAGCTAAGGCAGCAGTATACTCCATCGATAAAACAATAAAAGACTATAATAAGTCTCGAAAACAGTTTTTACATGATATGGCCAATGAATTAACCCAAAATTCAATGTCATGGAATGAGAAACTTAGCGGCTTTCAATATCAACGCGAAACAATGGAGCGCAACATTAGAGACATAGTTCCTGATAAAAAAGAAGCACAGGCTATAATAGATGCTTTTTTCACACCTGTTCACACCAATGAAGCAAAATCAACAAAGATGAAAAATGAGTTAAGGGACAGAGTGAGAAAACTCAATTTAAGTGATAAAAAGGTTTATGTAATTCCTGCCTTTGTAGGGAATCCGGATATTAGCAGAGTTTCAGAAAGAGGCTTGGTTCAGTTGCTTGGTGAAAAGAAAGTTACCAAGGAATTTTTACAAAATATTGGTGCTGATGTTGGCAAGATTGAAAATTCAGTCAATGAATTCCGAAGCATATACAATTATCTTATTAATCAGGCAAATGATGTTTTAATCGAAAATGGATATGCTCCTGTAGACTATAGAGCGGACTATTTCCCACATTTTGAGGAAGATTCAACAGATAATTTGCTCGGCAAAATTGGACGGCTAATAGGATTTGATGTAAATACAAAAGAATTGCCTACAGATATAGCTGGTATAACTCATATATTTAAACCAGGTAAAAAGTGGGTCGGCAACTTTTTAAGGCGTACAAGTGACAGCACTGTATATGATGCAGTTGAAGGGTTTGACAGGTATATCGAAGGCGTAAGTGATGTTATTCATCACACTGAGGATATTCAGAGGCTTAGAGCTTTAGAAGATTCTATTAGATACAACTATTCAAGCGACGGAATAAAGGCTGAAATAGACAAAATAATAGAAAATGACAACATGGCTGAAATTGATAAGAAAAATAGAATTGAAGAGTTGTATGAAATTGATAAAAATAAATTTCCGTATCTCGTTACAGAACTTAGAAAATATACAAATATTCTTGCTGGCAAAAAGGTTGATGAAGATAGAAACATGGAGCATCGGCTTGGCAGAGGTATGTACGAAATAAGCAAATCTATGGAAAACAGGGTCGCTGCTAATATGGTTGCAATTAATCCGGGTTCATGGATAACAAATTTTATCCCGATAGCACAAGGTTTGGGCGGTGTTAAATCAGCAAATATGTTTAATGGCATGAAAGATACAATTAAATCATATGGCGATGCAGACGGATTCATTGGCAAGAGTGCCTTTTTAACTAATAGGCGTGGAAGTGAACCTTTGGCAATGACTAAAGTGCAAAGATTGAGTGCTAAACTTTCAAGTCCTATGCAGATTATTGACAATTTCACATCTGAAAGTTTAGTTAGGGCAAGATACTATGAAAATATGAATAAAGGCATGACTGAAACGGAAGCTATGAAAGATGCTGACAGATGGGCTGCAGGTGTAATGGCAGACAGGTCAAAAGGAGCTTTACCTACATTTTTTAATGAAAGGAACCCGTTAGCAAAGACTGTGACAATGTTTCAACTTGAAGTAAACAATCAATTGTCTTACTTGTTTAAAGATATTCCTGACGATTTAAAAAAGGAGGGAGCATTAGCTATTTCTGTAGCTTTTATAAAAATATTTGTTGCATCATGGCTGTATAATGAACTGTATGAAAAAATTACAGGAAGAAGGGCCGCGCTTGACCCTATAGACATTGTTTTATCTGCTGTAGGTGATTTTACAGATGAAGATAAATCAACTTATACGGCCGTTGCAAATACATCAAAAAACATTGCCGAAGAGATTCCTTTTTTTGGTGGATTAATTGGTGGTGGAAGATTACCTATATCCTCCGCTTTTCCTAATGTCCCCAATGTATTTAAAGCAGGCATTGGGCTTACGACAGGTGAAATGAATGAACAAAAAGCACTTTCTGTTTTAGGAAAAGAATTGATTAAGCCTTTAAGTTATGGGGTTCCGTATGGACTGCCGTTTGGTGGGGGACAGATAAAAAAGGCGGTGGAAGGTATAAGTACAGTTTATCAAGGTGGCAGTTTTGGTGTGGATAATCAGGGAAGAGATACATTGCAGTTTGCTGCTGAAAGAACACCAATAAATTATGCACAAGCTGCGGTATTTGGTAAATATGCGCTTCCTGCTGCTAAAGATTATATTTATAGCGGATTCAAATCATTAACTGGACCATATACAGAAAAATATAAAGATGCATTGAATAACGGGTTTACATCAGAGGAATTCTTGAGAACATATGAGGCATATAGAAAAGCCAAAAGTTCAATAGGAAAAGACGGAAAGGTAATTCCTTTATCAAAATCTAAAAATCAGAAAGAGGCTATTGATAAAGCTAATCCGGGAATGAGTGCTAAAGAATTAGAACAACTATATAAATATTTTGAGTTGTCTGAAAAAGTATGGAAGCCGAAAGAAGGGAAGATGTCAAACGAGATGAAAAACTCATTACCTACTATCAAAGGCGTTAATTTAAAAACAAAATTACCAATAATAAAGGAGTGATTTAATGGCTTTAAATGATCATAGGATAGTAAATTATTCAAATCCTGTAAGCTCACTTCCAGACCATCCTTCAGCAGAAGGAATTACTGCAGCACAGCTGAAAGCAGTATTTGATTCCAATGCGAATAATGAAATAAAGACTTCGGTAAATGGGATTATAAATAACTTACTATCTAAAACAATAAATGACAGCGGAGCCGACAATATAGGCTCCACTGTCATTCCTGGAGTAAATGGCGAAAATGTACGGGCTCAATTAGTAGCTCTAAAAAACTTGATTGATGCTGTTGTTTTAGGACAAATACCAGATGGGACCATAACAGATGCTAAATTATCAAATGCACCCGGACAAGTTAAGGAACAAATTGAGAATTTTGCACCACATCCTTCAACACTTGTTACAGACACGAATGGAGTACATGGGTTAAAAATTGAAGAAGGTGACTGGACTCCGACTTTATACGGTGTAACAACCGCTGGTGTAAACACTTATGGAAAACAAGTTGGATTATATCGCAAATCTGGAAAAGAAGTATTTATTACATGTTTAATAGCTCTTACAACCAAGGACAGTGCTATGGCAGGAGCTATACGAATTGGCGGTTTGCCTTTTCCGACAAAAAACAAGGCAGATGCAAGGTTTGGTTTTACAATTTCTGTTATAGAAAATTTCGATTTGGATTCTACGAGAAATCATTTGGGTGCGTTTTCTTTGCAAAACAGTAATTATATTTCACTTTTAAATTATGGAGATAATGTAACATTATCAAGCGTAGCAGCATCACAGATAACAAATACAACGGTTATTATAATTAGTGGAACATACTTAACAGATTAAGGAGATAAACAAATGAATGAAAAAGTATACTTAGATATGCTTGCATTAGATAGCGTAATTATTAAAAAACAACATTATATAGTAGCGGATGGCAAGGAGTATGCGGTAGGAGAACCTTGGAGAAGGTCATACATGAACACAGAAAGAGGTAGAGAGCAAATGCAAACAGAAGTTGCAGAGCCGTATAAAACAATAATATTGATGATGTGGGGAAGTGTTCCTACTATTACTGAAGAAACAGAGTAGATTATAAAAACTTAAGGAACAAAAGAAATATTTAGTAGACTATAAGTTGGAAAGGAGAAGATGAATGCTAAACGATAAAACTGTTGAAATAAAAGGAGATATCAAAATTGAGGTTGAACATTTCACAATAAACGATTATTACATTAGAAAAATAATTACTGATAGTCTTATAACCAATGGTTTTGATATCATCGTAAAACGAACACATGTTCCAGGACATATAGGACAACCAACGGAAGAAGTAACGGTTTATAAAAAAGAGGCATGAAAAATTTAGTGGAATAAGAGACTTGAAACAGGTCTCTTTTTAATTTAAAAATTGAAGGGAGAATGAAATGGGAGACAATGAAATCAAGGCTGGATTAATAGGCATATTATCAGTCATATATGCTTTTTTAACAAGTATGTTTGGAGTATTCACGCCTCTTTTGCTTATTACTGTAGGGGTTATGTTTGCGGATCTGATTACAAGAATATATGCCGCCAGCAAGCGGGATGATGAAAAGGTTGAACTTAAAAAGGTGTTGGATGGCTTGTATAAAAAATTGGGATACGGAATGCTGATAATGTTAGCCTTTTTATTAGACAAAGCTTTGCTAATCCTTGCCGATGCCCTCGGTATAAGTATTGTGAGCAAGATTATATTCACGGCCTTAGTGCTTGCTTGGCTGCTTGTAAGAGAGTTAATTTCTAATGTTCAGAACCTACAGCATGCCGGTATAGAAATACCTGAGTTTTTGAACAAAGTCTTAGGAATAGCCAAAGAGAAAGTAGACAGCACAGCGGGAGCTATAGTTGATAAAGGAATAGGAAATATATCACAATCCACAACACAGGCGAGAAAGGAGTGATTTCATGAACTATCTTGTAATATTAGATCCTGGACATGGAATGAATACATCCGGAAAGAGAACACCTCTCTTTCCAGATGATTCATTCATGCGCGAAAATGAATTTAATCGCAATGTAGTAAGAAAAATAGATGGTTTGCTTGAGCCTTATGAAAATATTGATGTTGCATTTACAACGACCGAAAAAAGAGATATAAGCCTTGAAGAAAGAGTCAGTAGAGTGAACGCATTATATGATAAGGTTAAAAATTTATACGATAAGATTGTTTTAATATCGGTACATGCTAATGCGCTAACAGGCGCATGGGGAAAGCAAAACGGAACAGAAACATATTACTATACAACAAATAACATAGACAAAATATTTGCTGATGTCATCCATAAAAATTTAGTCAGAAGTATAAAACTTACGGACAGAGGAATTAAACCAGCAGAGTTTTATATTATTAAAAATGTAAAAATGACAGCATGCTTATGTGAGTGTGCCTACATGGATAATTTAGAAGAAGCAAAATTATTAATGAAAGACGATTTTCGCCAGGCATGCGCAGAGGGCATTGTTAATGGTTTAAAGGAGTATTTTGGTATGAATGATATAAAGGTTGATTATAAATCCTATAATGACGGAACAAGAGAATTAAGGGGTAATCCAGTTGACTTGACTAATAAGATTGTTAATAAATCAAATATAAGCATTGAAGAACAAAACTGCGTTAATGGAACATTCTTTTATCCAGATGGAAAAGGCAGTTTTTACTCTACTTCAATTCTTATTGTCGACGGCAAGATATATCAAAATGATGCTAATCATTTATATAATTTCAATGCTCCTCAATCAGTATTTATAGTTTATAAAAATGGCAAGGTAGATATGAAAAGGGTTAAGCATGCTACTGAACTTGACTATAAGAATATCAAGGTTGCTGTAGGAGGTGTAGGCCTTAGAAATACACTTGACAGCTCTTTTAGATATAGTCCGGTTACAGAAGGCTTTAAGGCAGGATATAGATTGCAAGACGGTAAATGGGTTGATTATACTGATGTGCTGCAAACAAGACCAAAGACAGTTATAGGATATAATAAAACTAATGGTAAAGCTTATTTGTTAGCGAGAAGCAATATAAGTCATGGCAGCTTAATTAATTTAATAAGTGATAACTCAACAGGTGAGGCATATGATATTGCTTTGTCGTTAGATGGCGGTGGCAGCACGTTTATGAACAACAAAGATGACATGATTGTCAAAGGTGATGGGCGTATCATTCATAATATTATTGGGTTTGGATTATAAAAAAATGGCTGGGTGCTTGCCCGGCCATTTTTTTATTTAACATTTAGTTAAGAGGTGACGATAATAAGATATGTCAATTGTGGATATAAAATAATACGCTCCGCCTCCATCAAATAAACCTTCAAATTTCGACATGAAGTTTGAGGGTTTATTTTTGTTTCATTAAGTGTTAGAATAAGGATAAATGATTGCACGTATGCTTAAAACAGGAATTGGGACTGCCAATCATAATTCACCAGTGAGCTAAAAACACAATAGTAAAGATTGTTAGCTCTGATATAATTGTAATTCAGTCTCAGAGAAGAATACCTATTTGATTCTAATTTACAATGAGGAGAAGGATAAAAACATGAACAATTACTATGGCGAAAAGTTAAATTCTCAAAAGCTATTTCAGGTGTATGAAACCCAAATACCACGCGTCAAGCAGTATTTACAAGCGGAGATAGATTTTGTCAAGAAAAATCTATCAAAGACACAAAGCGCTTTAGAACTTGGAGCCGGATACGGTCGGATTGTTAGGGAATTGGCTCCACACTGTGGCTCTATAGTTGGGATAGATATCTCGGAGGAAAGCGTTGAGTTGGGCAGGGAGTATCTCAAAGACTATCCCAACGCGAGCATGGTTGCGTTGGATGTTCACAAGATGGAATTTGCTAAACCCTTTGATAATATTTATTGTCTGCAAAATGGGTTGTCTGCCATGCGTGCTGATTCCACCGTCATTCACAAAATTTTTGAGATATTGGCTCCAGGAGGAACGGCCTATTTTAGCAGTTACAGCGCTAAATTTTGGGATTTTCGACTTAAATGGTTTGAGGAGCAGGCCGCTAAAGGGCTTTTGGGGGAAATTGACTATGCCAAAACCCAAAATGGCGTGATTATTTGCAAGGATGGCTTCAGGGCGGCTATCCATTTACCAGAGGATTTTCAGAAAATCGGTGAAGAGTCGGGATATTCCTATCAGGTGCAAGAGGTGGATGAGTCCAGCGTGTTT